GGATAGTCCAACCCGCCGTCTTGAATTGGTTGACCATTAGATGTGGTGTTTACCCTAACAAACGCAGAATCAATATTTAATGGCTTTTGGTAGTTGGCCGTAATTGTGGTTGTAGCCACGTTTTGCGGGATACTGACGCGATATGTACCAGCTTCCAAAACGTTACCGCCAGCACCAGTAATTTCTAGGGTGATGCGTGTGCCAGCGATGATGCCGCCGCCGCTTAACACCTGACCTTGTGCCACAGCGCCTGAGTTAACAGTTGTGACGGTCAGAATGTCTCCAGAAATTGACCCTTGGAACGATGCGCCGATAAAGTTAGTCGTTTGCGGGTATGGGCCAAGGCTGTACTGCACTTGTCCAGCAATCACAGGGAAAATGATTTCTGTGACGTTAAACACCATCATGTTTTCATTTGACCATTGATCTACAAGGTCGTTCATCATGTCAAACGCATCTTGTGCTGCGTCTGGTGTTGGTGTTTCGCCACCTTCTAAAGCGCCAATATCCTTTAACGCTCGGCTGATAATGTCTATTGGCTTTGTCATGTTTTACCTTACAGGTCTGGTGTGAAGGTCTGCGGCAACCAAGGTGCTGGAACAGGCTTCTTTGACAGCGTTTCTAGCTGTTCTGCTAGGCGTGATTTTATGACATTCTTACCGTCAACAACAGCAGAATCTTCAATCCATCCAGCAATCATTTCTTCTGTCACTTCAGCAAACGGCACAGTCCCTGCCTCTGGAAAACTCCAGTAACCTTCTGTTGCAACCGTGTCATCACCTTCAGTTGCAGAACAAAAGTATTTAGCCGATGTGATTGCTTCACCATCAGCATAAACGTCTAGGATTTTCCAAACGTAGATCATGCTTGCGCCCAAGGCAAACCAGAGGCTTTAACAGGGTTACGCTGTGCTTCGATCTGTGCAGCCAATGCAGCCTCTACAGTTGCCTCACCTAACTTGTCTTTTACCCATGCAATCACTTGAGCTTCAGTCAGAGATGCAAAAGGTGTTGTAGGTGTACCAGCTTCGTATCCAATAGTGCCGTAGGTGGATGCAGAGAAATCACCGTCAACAGCAGTCACTCTGTAATGCACAGTAGTAACGAAACCGTCAGATGTGTTGCGGTCAAGTTGGTTGATTGTCCATGTAGTCATGGTTTATGCTCCTTCCAATGCTGTGATTCGGGTTTCAAGTTGTTCAATTCGTGCCATAGCTTCTTGCAATGCTTTTACTGCTTTCATGTATAAAATTGAATACTTAACAGTTTTCATTCCATCTTTAACATCTTCATCAACTAGGCCGGGGCTGACCTGTTCAACTTGTTGAGCAATTACACCAAGCATCCAAGGATTTTCTGCGTCAGAAAATTGCTCTGATTTCATTTGGAATTTAACAACCTCAATATTTTTAATGTCGTTCCACTGAGTACTTGCCGGTGTAATTCCTTGTTTTAAACGAGCGTCTGAAAAACCAGCATACGAGTTAGTACGTGATTTAACATTACCTTCCGAAGTAACTTCAAACTTTGTTTCGTTTGCTGTTGAATAGCTTGAATAAAACAATGCAAGAGAGATACCCGCACCAGTTGTTCCGTTGTTTAGTAAATAGCCGGCAGTTGTAGCTCCGCCATAGATATAAGTACCAGTTACAGTGCTTGGTGAGTTGCTTGTAGCCCCCACCAGCAAGTTACCGCTGGAGTCGATACGGGCGCGTTCTGTTGAGCCATCAGAGCCATCAACACCAAATATCATTGCATTGGTCATGCTAATACGACCAGCGCCTGTACCTACGTCTGTGAATTGAATTGTTGGCTGAGTAGATGCTTGAATGTGCAAGTTAGTTGCAGGGCTTGTAGTACCAATACCCAAATTCCCACTAGCATCAAGCGTCATTGCTTGGGTGAAGGTGATGGCAGCATTTGCTGAACCAGACGCAGAAGTAAACCACTGATGTTGTCCGCTATATTGTGTGTATCGAGATGCGGCAGCAGTTGCAGCATACTTCCATCCGCTTGAAAAATAAGCGTTACTAGCAAATGTGTTTCCATCACCTTGCGATGAAATGTATTTGTCTGCACCAAGCTCAAAATAACCAGAAATGCCTGATGTTTTAGGAGTAACACCCACACCCACGTTCTGTGATGTATCAATGGTTACAGCAGAGGTTGTACCGTTAGTCTGCAACGTTAGGCTTGTAGCACTTTTTACAATCGGCGTAGTTACCGAGGTGGAACCACTTAATGTAGTAAAAGCACCCGTGTTAGGCGTTCCAGAGCCAATAGTGCCAGGGGCGGTGTAAACAGCAGTTGCCAACATTGTGCTGGTCACAGTTCCTGTGTCGCCCGTAGTCACCATGTTGCCAGCCACAGCAGGAACGTTGATGTTAAAAGTCGATGCCGTGTTAGGGCCGACCAGATTAACCTGACCACCTAAAGTTGCTTGAAATACGAGTTGTCCCATGATGTTTCCTTACGGTGCAATGATTAACTGTGAGGCGGTCAATGCCCCTGTGCTTGGGTTGAATTTTAACTTTGTTGACGCTGTTTTGGCAGGCAAATTACCTGTGCTGTTGCTTACAAATGTTGGATAAAACACAGCGTTTGTGCTTGTGTCATCTGTAATTGCAATGTTTGTAGCGTTAGTCGCTGACGTTGCGCTAGTTGCGGTGCTTGCGTTACCCGTCAAAGCGCCAGCAAACGTGGTCGATGTAACAGAAGTCAGGCCAGCAAACGTTGTAACCGTAGCGCCCAACGCTACAGAAGTTGAACCGATGGTCACGCTTGAGTTGACCAGCGCAGCATTTGGAATAGACGTTAATGCCGCACCTGAACCGCTAAACCCTGTGGCCGTTAAAACGCCCGTAGACGGGTTAAATTGGTACTTGGTACTACTGACAAACTCTGTCGTTAAATTGCCTGCTGTAGCGTCTGCAAACAGCGGGTAACGGGTTGCATTGGTGGTCGTGTCATCAGTAACCGTAGCGTAGGAAACTGGTGTTGTCCAAGTAGGCAAACCAGCGCCGCTAGAAGTCAAAACTTGACCGCTTGAGCCTGTAGAACCGTTGACCGATAACGATGTGTTAAACCGCAACGTGGTAAACGTACCAGCAGCAGGGGTTACTGCGCCAATAGCAACGTTTTCCATGTCGCCAACAAAAGTAGGCGCAATTTCAACTGAGTTAACGCCAGTAGGCTTTATGTGAACGTGGCCTGTACCAGTAGGGCTAATGTCAATTTGAGCGTTTGTACCGTTAATGTTGGTGGAAACATACAAAGTCAAATTATCAGCACCGCCAGCGCCCCATAGCAATTGCGTTGTGCCGCCAGAATTGCGTAATGCGCCGCCTGCGGTTGTTGCAGCATCAAAGAAAGGCCCAACAAACTTTGTCGTTGCCGTGATCGTTGTGCCTCTGACCGTGTTTGCAGTCGTTCCACCAATAGCGGGTGGCGCAGACAAATCAAGTGTGCCGCCAAGCGTGATTGTGCCGCTTGTGGTGATTGGCCCACCAGTCAAAGTAAGGCCATTAACTGTGCCGCTTGTAGAAATACTAGTAACAGTCCCCGTTGTAGGCGTAGCCCATGACGGGATGCCAGCAGCCAAAGTCAATACCTGACCATTAGCACCAGCC